CTAAAGAAGAATTTATTAATGATCATAGATTACAAGAAAGAGCAATGCATATGTTATTATCGCATAATAGGAAAAAATTAAAACGTTACATTAAAAAATATGAAGGGCAAATTATACATGGTATTCTAATTACAGAATCAGGTATATTAGCAGCTGCACATTTAGCTGGACAAGGTAATGTGCGTAAATTCTTAAAGAATGGTTTTGTATTTAAGGATGGAAATGGAACTAAAATGACATCTTACATGAAACAATTTGGAGGTTATATTCTAAATTTATAATCTAATATTTATAATTAAAACATTATGGTATATTTTTGCAATATGGATTATGACTCTGATTCTGGTAAATGGTGGATTGACGCTTTTTATAATTGGCCTTCTACTGAAACTACTAGAACTTGGTATGATACTAAAGCTGAGGCATATGTTTTTTATAATTCAATAGTAAATAATACTCCTTAATATGTCAGATCCAATAAAATACGCAGAAGATTTACCAGATAATGCTGTTTTAAAAACCACAACAGCTGCAGGAGTATCAAACATAAACTATGGTCCTACTTCATCAACAGGTTGGTATAATGGTTTAAGAACAACAGGGTATACTATTATAAAAGGTCAAGAGGGTGCTTCACCTCTTATTTATTCCCCTGCAGATAATAATGGAGTTATCCAATTTTGCAATACAACAGCATCTCCTAGTCCTTCAACTACAATCACTACAATAGATGAAGCTTTAGAATTTATTTCTAATACTGGGTATATGATTTTTCATGGAACAGATAATATAGATAACTTTCCTGAAGGCTTACCTATGGATGGGTTATCATCTTATTTAGACTCACAAATCGATGTTAGTACAAATGTAACAGGTGAATGGAAAGATGTAAGTGGAAATGGTTTATGTTTTTACATATATGGTACTCAATTATCCTTAACTTCTTTAGGGGGATATCAAGCATTCCAATTTAATGATTCAGGATATTATCAATGTAATGATTTACATGGAGCAGTTAATATAGGAGGAGATTGTACTATAATTATGTGGGTTTGGTGTACTAGTATAGCATCAAGAGATACCATTTTTGAAAAAGCAGGAAATGGAGGTACTTCATATCAATGTTCAGTAGCTATTACTTGGGAAACAAATGAAGCATTTTCTTATTATTCAAGAAAAACTCCTGCTTATGATTATGCAGGTACATCAGCTTGTGATACTAATGGTGGTGAAGGTGCTTGGACTATGATGGCTATTAAAATGAGTACAGGTTTAACTGAAACATCAAGAACCGGATTTTATTCTAAAAATGGAGCAAATTGGACTGCCAATTACGTTTCAAGAAGTGATACAGCATTAAATAGAGGTCAACAGATTAGAGTTGGATATGGTTATGCTGGTCCTGTAGAAGGATCAAATGGTATTGGAGCTTTACTAACATATAATAAAATGTTATCTAATACTGAAATATTAGATCTTTACAATGCTACTAAGGGAAGATATGGAAAATGATAGTCAAAATTTATCAAAAGAAGAAGCAATTGAGGTATTAGAAGAAATATCTGAAAATGTTAGTGTTTGTTGTGCTATAACAATGGAACCCGATGAAGTATTAATATTAATTGACAAATTAAAAAAATATTTAGAAAATGGATAAATATATTTACGGAGCAAAATTATTAAGAGTAGTAGATGGAGATACAGCTGATTGTATGATTGATTTAGGTTTTGATACTTGGGTAAAAGCAAGATTAAGATTTAAAGGAGTAGATACTTGGGAAAAACGAACAAGAGATAAAGCAGAAAAAGTAAAAGGATTAGCAGCATCTGCTTTTACTACTAGTTATTTAGAGAAAAATGATGGTAATTTTACTATTCAATCTCATGGAAAAGGAAAATATGGTAGAATATTAGCAGAGATTTTTATTGAAGGTGAAGAAAAATCATTAAACACATTATTAATAGAAAACGGACACGCTTATCAATATGATGGGGGTAAAAAACAATTATTTAAAGGTTAAAATATGGTACAAACAAATGGCAAATCGTTCCTTAGTTGGGATGATGTTGAAGTTTTAGTAAATAAGTTATGTGATAAAATATTAATATCTAATTTAGAGATAAAGGATTTATGGGGTCTTCCAAGAGGAGGATTAATTCCAGCAGTTATGGTTTCTCATAATTTAAATATCCCTATTACAAAAGGTACAATTTCCCCAACTACTTTAATTATAGATGATATATGTGATAGTGGAGAAACATTTGCTAAATATTACAACTACCATCAAACTTCGTTTTCATTTCCATTTAAGTTAAGAACAGCATGTTTGCATTATAAACCACAAACATCATCATTTCAACCTACTTTATGGGCTAATCAGTGGAGTAGTAATGATTGGATTATATATCCTTGGGAAAGAAAAGATTCAGAATCTATACAAGATTATAAAATATAGTTTGGAAACCCACCAAATTATTCGTATATTATATCATATAAAAAATTAAAAATGGCAGAAAACAAACGAAGAAAAATTCACGAGGAATTAGAAGTTGTACAAGAAGGTTTTGCTAATGGTGTTGCACCTGGTTTTCCTTTAGAACAATCTGAAAAAGATAAAATGATTATCCAAGCAGAAAAAGCATATGGTCAATTTTTAGATGCTTTAAAATGTGATTGGAGAAATGATCCAAACTCAATGGAAACACCTCGTCGAGTAGCTAAAGCATATGTAAATGATTTATGGGCAGGACGTTATACAGCAATGTCCCCTATTACATCCTTCCCATCAGATGGTTATGATGGAATTATAATAGAAAGAAATATACCTTTAACTTCAATGTGTTCACACCATCATCAAACTATTGGGGGTGTAGTTCATATTGGTTATATTGCTGGAGAAGAAGGACAAGTAATTGGTCTTAGTAAATTAAATAGAATTGTTGAATTATTTGGTAGAAGGGGAGCAATTCAAGAACAATTAACTTCTGCAATACATAATGCAGTAGGAAAAATTACTGAAGGTAATAGAGGGGTTATTGTTACTATCGTAGGAACACATAATTGTGTAAGTTGTAGAGGTGTAAAACACCAAGGAGCAGCTATGGTAACAACAAAAGCTTCAGGGGTATTTAGAGATAATGATAATTTATCAAGAAAAGAATTTTTTGACAGTCTAAAGATTAATAACGGAGGACATAATATTTAAATAAATAACAGTTATGAGTAAAAGTAATGTACCATTTGTAAATGAAGTAGAGGAATTTAATTCCACTATGGGCAAACCAAATAATTATGAACCAACAATCCCCGAAAAAAAAGAATGGAAGTTTGTTTATGATTTCATCCTTGAAGAACTTGAAGAATATAAAGCTGCATGTGAAGCAGGAGATATTGTTGAGATTCTTGATGCTTTATGTGATATTACCTATGTTTCATTGGGTAACGGAGCTATGTTACATGGTCTTAAGGATAAAATACGGCCAGCCTATCAAGAAGTACAAGGGTCGAATATGTCAAAAGCTTGTTCAAACGAAGAAGATGCACAGGCAACCGTGGATAAAAGGTCAATTGAACAAAAGGAACCGTGTCACTATGAAAAAGTTGGCGATTATTATATTGTCTATAGAACACGAGATAGGAAAGTAATGAAAAATGTTAAATATTACAGACCAGATTTAAAACAATTTTTCACTAAAGAAGAGTTAGAGAATGTATAAAAAGGCCTTTGCTAGACGTCTTAAAAATAATAAGTTTCTAATACATTTATGGGAAGATAAAGGTTATTCTAAAATAGAATGGGATAATAAAGCTTATATTGAATGTCATGAAGCAGATGCGCAGCATACTGGGTTAAATGGAGAACCTCTAAAAAAGGTTTCAAACTGGAAGTCAGACAATTCAAAACTTCATTTTCATGATATGCCTGCTTACCAAAAATTCTTAGTTGAAAAATATGGTATTAACGATGAACCATCTACTACTCATAGAGAAATATTTTTTGATATAGAAACAGAAATGGGAGATGCTCTTACTGAGGAATACATAAAATCAGCTCCTAAAAAAGTAACATCAATAGCTTGGTATGATAAGCAAGTAGATTTATGGGGTATAGTAATTCTTGATCCTAAAGGTCAACTAAACCATACTAAAGCTAAAAATAAAGAAATTATACCTTGTAAAACTGAAGAAGAATTATTAGGTAAATTTTTAGAAAGATTTAGAGATATTGATCCTGATATTATTGTAGGGTGGAATAGTGATTATTTTGATGTTCCTTATTTATATTATAGAATGTGTAATGTGTTAGGTGAAGATTTTGCTAAACATTTATCTCCTATAGGATATGTAAGAGAAACTCCATGGTTTAAAGATCAATACATACAAATTTGTGGTGTTGAATCTTTAGATTATATGCGTTTACATAAAAAGTTTAGTTGGGCAGATGAACCATCAATGAGATTAGATGCTATTGGAGAAAAATATGTAGGAATGAATAAGATAGAATATGAAGGTAATCTTGATGCTTTATTTGAAACTGATATTCATAAGTTTATTAAGTATAATTTTGTTGATGTTGAAATTCTTAAAAAATTAGATGAAAAGTTAGATTATTTAGCACTTGTAAAAAATCTATCTCATAAAGGAAAACATAATTATAGTGAAGTCTATGCTAATACTAAAACCCAAGATGGAGCTATTTCAGCTTATTTATTAAGTAAAAATATTATTCCACCTGCTAAAGATAGAAATCCAATGTCTAAAAAAGGATATGCTGGAGGTTATTTATTTTGTCCTAAGGCAGGAATATATAATTATGTATTTGATGAAGATTTAACTTCACTATATCCATCAATTATTATGACTGTTAATATAGGTAAAGAAACTATGGTTGGCAGAATTATAGATGCTGATGATAGAAATAATCGTTTAGGATTAAATGATTTAAAATGTAGAGATTATGCCGAAGAATTAATTGTTGAAAATATTAAAAGAAGTAGAACAAAAGTTAATATAGGTAGAATTGTTGCAATGGTAGAACAAAACGATTTATCAATTTCAGCAAATGGGGTTATGTTTAATACAGATCGTGAATCTGTACTATCAACTATATTAAAAAAGTGGTTTGATGAAAGAGTTTTATATAAAGGCAAAATGCAAAAAGCATTTAAATCAGGAGATAAAGAGCTAGGTGCAGCTTATTATATGAAACAATATACTATGAAAATTCTACTTAATTCGTTATATGGAGCCACAGCCTTAGGTAGTTTCAGATATGGCAACGTTATATTATCTGAAGCTATAACGCTTAGTGGACAGCGTATAATACAAGAATCTGCGTTAACCGCAAATACTCATATGAATAAAGTTATAAGAGAAGAAATTACATTATGAAACATTTAGAAGATACCCCATGGTGGATTTGTGATCCTGAAGATAAAAATTATGTAGCATATTCTGATACAGATTCTATTTATATCCATGCTGAACCTTTACTTAGACATTTATATCCAACATTTGAAGAAATGCCTAGTGAAGAAAAAGATGATAAATTAGAGGAAATTGCTTTAAAGTATCAAGATATTATAACAGATTCTTATAGTTCACTAGCAGCTAATTGTTTTAATGCTAAAGGAAAGCATAGATTAGAAATGAAAACAGAATGTGTAATTAGATCAGCTTATTTTAGAGCTACAAGACGTTATGCACAGTGGATTACAAAACAGGAAGGTATAACAAAAGAAACACTAGATGTTAAGGGATTAGAATTTAAAAAAGCAAATTTTCCTCCTGTACTAGGCGATTTTTTTAGAAAAGCATTAATTGATGTTTTAAAAGGAGCAGAACAAAGTGAAATTGATAGTAGATTAAAACTATTTAAAACACAAATTTTAGATGGAACTATACCTTTAACTAAATTAGGAAACCCAACATCAGTAAAAAAATTAAATAAGTATACAGAACGTAAAGCTAGAGCTGGAGAAATGTTTTCAATTATGGCTAAAGGTGCACCTGCAGCTGTTAAAGCAACAGTAGTTTATAATGATTTATTAAAGTTTTGGGGTTTACATAAAGAACATAATTACATAACTCAAGGTAGTAAAGTAAAATGGATTTATATGAAACCTAATCCATATCAAATTGATGCTATTGCTTTTTTAGACTATGATTTACCAGAAAAAATTCGTATATTCATTGAGCAATATGCTGACAGAAAAAAAATATTCGAGTCCATACTATTAAATAAATTAGAAGGATTTTATAATGATTTAGGATGGACACTAAATTTAAATCCATACCAACAAATGTTTTTCAATATATGATAAATAAACAGAAACTACAATCAGTAATTAACAAATATTATTTAAATGTTAATGAAGCCGTAAAATGGGTTACAAAAGATAACACATTGCAAATTGATTTTATGTCGCCTACTAAAGATATTATAGGAAAATTAACCTGTAAAGATTTTGATGTAGAAGATAGTACATTAGCTATCTATGATACCAAAAAATTAAATAGTTTAGTTAGCATATGTAATGGTGATCTACTCTTAGAATTAGAAAGAACCAACAAAATATTTACTAAATTAAAGATATCAGATTTAAACTTTAATTTAACATATGCTTTATCTGATGCTTTATTAATTGGTAAAGTAGGAACAATAAATATGCCTGAATTTGTAGTTAAATTAAATTTAACTACTGAGGATATTGAAAATCTTATTAAAGCAAAAAGTGCATTATCTCAAGTAGATAATATGTTAATTACAACTACTACTAATTTAGATGGGGAAAATGTTTGTGAATTTATATTTGGTGATGAATCTGGACATAATAATAAAATCACATATCAAATAATGGGAAATATCACAGAGCAAGATTTAAAAATCCCATTTAATTCAGATACATTTAAAACAATTCTTCATGCTAATAAAGACATGGAAGAAGGAACATTAAATATTAGTACAATGGGATTAATTGAAATGAAATTTAAAACAGATACAATTTCCTCAGAATATTTTATGGTGAGGAAAGCAGAAACTGATTTTTAATATATGTATTAGAGAATAAACTGACCTAAGGGCGTAAGTTATTTATTTTATTATTAACCGCTGATCTAACGACAGCATAAAAACAAAGTGATATGAGTACACATTTTTTAGAGAGATTTTACAACCCGTATGATCTATTATTTCGTAACCTGTTTGAATCAGGAGCAACATTTACACCGGCTGGAGAAGCCAAACAACAATATCCAATTAATATTTTTGAAGATGATCTAGGTCTAACTTTTGAGTTAGCTTGCACTGGCATTCCTAAAGAAGCCATTGAAGTTAAATTAGAAGGAGATATGATTACTTTTTCTTATGATAAGGATAAAACCCCAGAACCCGAAAGAAGTTACATTCATAGAGGGATTGCCAAACGTTCTTTTAATTTAGCTTATAAATTAGGAACAAAATTTACACCAAATAAAGCAATGGCTGATTTTAATGATGGACTATTAATAGTAAGAGTTCCATTTGCAAAAGAAGCTGCGCCTAAAGTTTTAAAAATTAATTAATTAGTCTTAACAAAAGTTCGCCCTTTAGGTTGGATTATTTAATTATTATTCGTATATTACGGTAAACAAAAATAAAAAGTTATATGTCAAAAATTGAAGACCCACTAATGAAACCCTATTTTATAGGGAAAGATACACATTGTTATACTGTGTATGAAGTAGTAACCCCACAAGAAAAATATTTAGAAAAAGGTAGTGAAGGTAAAGATTATGAAAAACCTTTAGGACATTTTGGTACATTTGGAAGTGCCTTGCAAAAAGTTGCAAAATTAAAACTCCACAACGAAAAAGATCACTATACCAGCATTAAAGAATATGTGGATAGATGGGATGAATTATTAATCGAATTAAAAAACTTACAAAATTATAGAGAATTATGAACTTAGAAGCAACCTTTAATGCAGTTATAGTTAAACCTCTTGAAGTAGAGGAAGAAAAGTATGGATCAATTGTAGTACCAGATATTGGTAAAGATAGAAATGAACATGGAGAAGTAATATCAGTAGGTCCTGGTCAACACACAATATCAGGAACATTTATTGAAACCTCACTTAAAGTGGGTGATTTAGTTATTGTACCTACACAAGGTTTTACAAAGTTAGAACATAATGGTGAGGATTATTATGTAGGGCCTGAAAATCAAATTTTAGCTAAATTTAAAAAAATAGTAGATGTTGAAAATATTTTAGCAGAAACAGATCCACTAGAAGAAACTGAACTTATTAGTGAAGACGAAATGAATAAATTAGAAACAAAATTAAAAAGACAAGTATGAGTAAAATTATAGAATTTGGACCCGAGGGAAGACAAAAATTAGTAAAGGGGATTGACATATTAGCAGATGCTGTAGTATCAACTTTAGGACCTAATGGTAGAAATGTAGTAATTGAAAAAGAACATAATCAAGCACAATCTACTAAAGATGGTGTAACTGTTGCTAAACATATTTCTGTTAAAGACCCAGTAGAAAATTTAGGAGTAAATTTAGTTAGAGAAGCATCGGTAAAAACAGCAGATAAAGCAGGTGATGGTACAACTACCTCTACCTTATTAGCTAGAGAGATGATTAAAGATGGGTTACAACATCTTGCTAATGGAGCTAATGCTGTTGAGATTAAAAGATCAATTGATAAAGCTGTAAAAGAAGTTACTAGTAATTTAAGATCTAATATTTCAGATGATATTTCATCTGAAGAACAGTTAGAACAAGTAGCAACTATATCTGCAAATAATGATCCTGAAGTAGGTAAATTAATTGCAACCGCAATGAAGAATGTAGGACATGAAGGAATTGTTCATATAGAAGAAAGCAAATCAGGGGATACTTATTTAGAAACAGTTGAAGGTTTACAATTTGAAAGAGGTTACAAATCCCATTTCTTTGTAACTAACAATAGTACAATGACTTCAACTTTAGAAGATGTTTCAATTCTTATTGCTGATCAAAAACTAACAGCAGTTAAAGATTTATTACCAATATTTGAAAGTTGTGCATCCCAAAATAAATCTCTATTAATTATTGCAGAAGATATAGATAATGAAGCTCTTGCTACACTTATTGTTAATAAAGGTAGAGGAACTATTAAAGCTTGTGCTGTTAAAGCTCCTGATTTTGGAGATAGAAGAAAATTAATTTTAGAAGATATAGCTATTATGACAGGAGCTACAGTATTTTCAAAAGAAAAAGGACATAGATGGGATAGATTTGAACATAGTTGGTTTGGAGAAGCTCGTGTAGTTACTGTTGGTAAAGATAAAACAACTATTATTGATGGTAAAGGAGATGTTAAGTTAATTGATAATAGAATTGAAGAATTAACATCTCAAATTGAATCAGCAGATAGTGATTTTGAAAAAGAACAATTACAAGGAAGATTAGCTAGAATTGCTGGAGGTGTTTCTATTATTCATGTAGGTGGTTATACTGAAATTGAAATGAATGAAAAAAAGGACAGAGTAGATGATGCTCTACATGCTACAAAAGCAGCAATTGAAGAAGGAATTGTTCCTGGTGGAGGTGCTGCATTATTATATGCTAGAGAAATTATTAATAATAATAGTATAGGTGCAGAGATTGTTTATAAATCTTGTGGAAAACCATTTGAACAAATACTTATAAATGCAGGACATGATTCAGTTAAAGCTCAAATGTTAGGTAAATATCAATTAGTTGAATCTGGTGATAATACATGGAAAGGATATGATCTTAAAAAAGGCGAAGTTGTTGATATGAAAGAAGCAGGTATTATTGATCCAACTAAGGTAACTAGAGTTGCTTTAGAAAATGCAGCAGCAGTTGCTGGGACAGTATTACTTACAGAATGTATTGTAGTAAATGAGCCTTCAGATGATGATAAACAACCACAAATGGATCCATCACAAATGATGGGAATGGGAATGTAATATGGAAACAATAATTAATGAACATAATGAATTAATAGCTACTAGAGTACCTCCTGGAGACAGGTGGACTTTAGTAGATGATTCTAAAAAGGTAGTTCATCCATCTTTAACAGAATGTTTAGAAGCTTTTCTTAATAAGACTGGATTTAAAGGAGAATATAGATTAGATCCTGTTAATAGTAGATTATATGCTATTCATACAACTGAAGAAGAAATAGCACCCAAAGAAGAAAAAACATTTTCATTATATGGTGAGTTTAAGCAAGGCGCCTAAGCTTGGAGAATTAAATAATATTTTGTATATTTAGGTTATGAAAGATCACGGATTATTAGTAGAAAAATATCGTCCAATAAATTTGGATAATTATGTAGGTAATGAGAATATTAAAAAATCAATATCAAATTATATTGGTCAGAATGATATTCAAAATTTAATATTTTATGGACCAGCAGGAACTGGAAAGACTACATTAGCAAAATTAATTGTTAAAAATATAGATTGTGATCACTTATACATTAATGCTTCTGATGAGCGTGGTATTGAAACTATTAGGGATAAAGTCTCGGGTTTCGCATCTACTATGTCATTTAAACCCCTTAAGGTTATTATCTTGGATGAAGCAGATTTTCTTACAATTCAAGCACAAGCGTCATTAAGAAATGTAATTGAAACATTTTCCAGAACTACACGTTTTATTTTAACCTGTAATTTTATAGAACGTATTATAGATCCATTACAATCAAGATGTCAAACATTAAAAATTGTTCCACCTAGTAAATTAGATATTGTTAAACATTTACAGAAAGTTACTGATAAAGAAAATATTAAATATAAGACTGTAAATGATTTAGCAATTGTAGTTAACAATAACTACCCTGATGTTCGTAAGATGCTTAATACTATACAAGTATCTACAACAGATAATGAATTAAATTTAGATACAACAGCATTAGTATCATCTAATTATATGACAAAAGTATTAGAATGCTTAAAACAGTCTAGTCCTAAGTTTAATGAAATTAGACAAATAATTGCAGACGCAAATGTAAAAGATTTTGAAGAATTTTATAGATTTTTATATGATAATTCATCAGAATATACAAACCATAAAGAAGGTATGGTTGCCTTTCATATTAATGAATATTCTTATCAATCAAATTTTAGAATAGATAAGGAAATAAATTGTATGGCTTTAATAAACCAATTAATTAAACTAAAAACCAATTAAATTTTAAATTATGAGTGATAGAATCGCACAACCCCAAGTAGACTTAAATAGTACTACACCATTTGAAACTCCAGAAGGTAATAAAATATTTCAACAAGGAGTATTAATAAGAAAAGTATCTAAATTTGTAGCGGGTACAAATGAAGACGCAGTAATGCCAATTCCTGTATTTTATGATCCAGATACTAAAAAAATAGTAGGATTAACATTACCTCCAGAACTTAGAGAAGAATATAAGGAAGATATTATATAATGACTGTATTTAATTGGTTAAATGAAATAACTGTTAAGAAATCTCCATCCACCCAATTTGAAAAAGAAGATTGGGATGGATGGAATTCTTACATGGTTCATAGATTTTTATCTATGAATAAAGGATATATTGATTTAGTTAATATAGCCCAAAGATTTCACCCAACTGATAAAAAAGGTCTTTATAATTTTTATAAAGAATTAATTCCTAAAAAGAAAGTTTGGAATAAATATATTAAAAATCAAAATAAAAAAGATATAAAAGAATTATCTAAGATAGTAGCTAATTATTTAGAAGTTGGATGTAATGAGGCTAGTTCATATATTCCCATATTAGGAAAAGAAGGAACTAAAGATATTTTAAGTGGAATAGGCTTAGAGAATAAAGAAATTAAAAAATTACTAAAAACAATATGATAACACAAGTATACAATATGTTAAAAACATCTGCAGAAGCAGATAAAACAAAGGCTCTTCTTAGTTTAGAATTATTATCTAACCATGCTGTAGGTATTGGAGACCATTCAACTGAAGATTTTTATAAAAACGCAGAAGAAGCACTTATAATGTTGGTTGACGCAGATGATAGATTAGCCACATTAAAAAAATATTTTGAACAACCAGCAAAAGAAGTAATTAATGAGTGATATAGTTAAAAAATATTATGAAGATATGAGTGATAGAGAAATTATGGATTCTAAATTCGCAGAAAAAAAACCTTTGGTATTAAAGTCAGAGGTAGTAGATATATTTGAAAAAGAATATCCTGAATTAGCTGATGAGTTTAAAAAAATACAAACAGAAATGTATGAAATGTTTGCAGCTAAACATATGGATTATGGTCTAAATAATATAGCATTAGGAGGAGATATTTTAAATAGTAAAGCAGATAAAAAATTCTCATTAACGGGATTAGCAATTAGACTAACTGATAAAATCAGTAGATTAAAAAATCTTTTAACTAATGGGAAAAATTATGTTAAAGGTGAAGCAATGGAAGATACATTTCTTGATGTTGCTAATTACGGAATAATAGGTTTGCTAGTAGGTCGTAATAAATGGAAAAAATAAATTTTGGCTAAAAACAAAATCCCTATAATAGTTAGAGACATCAGGGAAAATCCTCCCACACCTCTTAATTTTGCAGTTGAAAAAAATATTTCATACTCACAGTTGAATATGTTTACTCAATGTCCTAAAAAGTGGTCACTTCAATATAGAGATGGTCATAAAATTAGTGAACAGAGTATTCATATGACCTTTGGAACCGCTTTACATGAAGTTTTACAACACTATTTAGATGTAATGTATGAAACAAGTGGGGCTGAAGCTGATAGAATTAATATTGAAGAATTATTTGAAGATACATTAAGAAAATGCTATGCAAATGATTATAAAAGAAATAAAGGTAAACATTTTTCAACTCCCGAGGAATTAAGGGAGTTTTTTGATGACGGGAAAGCAATTTTAGATAATTTTAAAAAGAAAAAAGGTGGTCATTTTAGTAAAAAAGGATGGTATTTAGTTGGTTGTGAGATACCAATAGTTATTGCGCCTAATATGCGTATTAACCGCGTTAAATACATGGGTTACTTAGATATCGTAATGTACCATGAACCAACAAATACATTCAAGATAATCGACATAAAAACGTCAACTAAAGGATGGAATTCATATGCTAAAAAGGATGAATCTAAACAATTTCAATTAGTACTTTATAAGTATTTCTTTAGTAAACAATATAACATACCAGTTGAAAATATAGAAATTGAATTTTTTATTGTTAGACGAAAAGTATATTTAGATGGGGAATATCCACAAAAAAGAATACAAACATTTGTTCCTGCTTCTGGTAAAAATAAAATAAATAAAGCTACTAGAAATTTAGATGAATTTATAAATAAGTCCTTTAACTTGGATGGGTCATTTAAAGATACTATATTTGGGGCAAATCCGAGTAAATGGAATTGTACATTTTGCCCATATAAAGATAAAAAAGAATTATGCAATGCAATCGGTAAATCTTTATAATCTACATATATGTATAGACAAATATAACATATAACATAAAAAATAAAGATTATGGCAAACGCAAAAGAAATGACACTAACAAGTGTAAAAGTAAAAAGTGATTTATTTGAAAATTTTAAAATTGAATGTGTAAAGAGAAAATTTAGTTTTCAAAAATTAGCAGATAGATCTCTATTCTTATATCTTACTAATGAAGATTTTAGAAAAAAAATAAATACACAAGTAAATTTAGAATTAGAAGATTAGTAATTAATTAAAAATAGTTTTTGAATATGAAAGAAGGTTATATCAAACAAAAAGATAGAAAAAATATCTTGTTGTTAACGGATGACATTAGAGTACATTCAGGGGTTGCCCAAATAGGTAGAGAAATAGTAACAAATACAGCTCATAGATATAATTGGGTACAATTAGCTGGAGCAATTCAACATCCAGATAAAGGACAATTACAAGATTTAAGTGAAGATACTAACAAACGTATGGGGCTTAAAGATTCAAAAGTAGTTTTATATCCGGTTGATGGTTATGGAGAACCTAAGTTATTAAAAGAAGTTATTAAAAGAGAAAATATTGATGCTTTATTTATAATAACAGATCCAAGATATTTTGAATGGTTATTTGCTATTGAGAATGAAATTAGAACTCAAATTCCTATAGTTTATTTAAATATTTGGGATGATTTACCGGCTCCAATGTATAATAAAGAATTTTATAATTCTTGTGATGCTTTATTTGGTATATCTAAACAAACTAAAAATATTAATGAAATGGTTTTAGGTAAAGAAGGTAAATCTAAAATTATTAAATATGTCCCTCATGGATTAAATCATCATATTTTTAAACCTATAGATAAGGATAATGAGGATCTTAAAAATATTCAAAACCATATAGCTGGGGGTTCTAATAAAGATAAATTTACACTATTTTTTAATTCAAGAAATATTAGAAGAAAATGTATTCCCGATACTATTTTAGCTTGGAAATATTTTTTAGATGGTTTAGATAAAAAAGATAGAGAAAATTGTCAATTTATTCTACATACAAATCCTATAGATGAGAATGGTACTGATTTACCTGCAGTGGTTAAATTTTTATTCCCTAATAAAGATGGTAACGTAATAATATCAGCAAACAAATTATCTACGGAACAAATGTCTTTATTATATAATCATGCAGATGCAACAATTTTATTATCATCAGCAGAAGGATGGGGATTATCTCTTACTGAATCATTGTTAACAGGTACACCTATTATAGCTAATGTAACTGGAGGAATGCAAGATCAGATGAGATTTGAAGATGAAAATAATAATTGGTACACACCAAATCCAGATGTTCCCTCAAATCATAAAAAAACATATACAAAATGTGGTGAGTGGGCATTACCTGTATTTCCTTCAAATTTATCATTAGTAGGTTCTCCAAAAACTCCATACATTTATGATGATAGGTGTAGTGCTGAAGATGCTGCTTTACAAATAAAAGCTATGTACAATATGGGTAGTGAAGAAAGAGAAAGAATAGGTAAATTAGGTATGGAATGGGCTTTAGGTGATGAAGCTGGATTTACTTCTGAAAAAATGTCTAATAAAGTAATAGATGGTATGGATGAGTTATTTTCAACATGGGTGCCTAGAAAAAAATTCACTTTTAGTAGTGATAAAGATGCAGGAAGTAAAGTTTTAAATCATAAATTATTATATTAATATGAAAAATACATTTGTTATAAGTTGTCCAATAGATACTTACAGTGGATATGGAGCTAGATCTAGAGATTTTGTTAAATCCTTAATTGAATTAGATCAATATGAAGTAAAGATTTTAGCACAAAGATGGGGAAGAACTTCAGATAATTTTATAGATAGTAATAAAGAAAAATGGGGTTTTTTAAAAAAGCATATAATCCCTCAATTAGTAGACAAACCAGACTATTGGTGTCAAGTTACTGTACCTAATGAATTCCAACCAGTTGGAAAATATAATATTGGTTTAACAGCAGGAATTGAAACTACTGTTTGTGATGGTAGTTGGCTTGAGGGTTGTAATAAAATGGATTTAATTTTAACTTCTTCCAATCATTCTAAAAAAGTATTTGAAACTTCTCAATTTTATAAAGATGGTAAAGAAGATCAAATAATTAAATTAGAAAAACCAGTTAAAGTTTTATTTGAAGGTGCTGATTTAGATACTTTTAAAATAACTAAAACTTTTAAAAACAAAGAATTATATAATCACATAAATGATATACCTGAAAAAGATGCCTATCTATTTGTTGGGCACTGGATGCAAGGTGAATTAGGACATGATAGAAAAAATGTAGGATTATTAGCAAAAGTGTTTTATGAAATATTTAAAGAAGCAAAAAACAAACCAGCATTAATTTTAAAATCTTCAGTAGTAGGAGGAAGTCTTTCAGATAGAGAAGAAATACTAAGAAGACTAGATATGATTAAAGAATCAGTTCCTTCTAAAGATTTACCATCAATATATCTTATTCATGGTGAGTTATCTGATGAAGAAATGAATGAACTTTATAATCATCCAAAAATCAAAACAATGGTTTGTATAACAAAGGGTGAAGGATTTGGAAGGCCTTTACTTGAATTTAGTTTAGTTGATAAACCTATTATTACAACAGGTTGGTCTGGTCATATAGATTTTTTAAATGAAGGAGATGTTGGATTTGTTAGTGGAGAATTAGAAAATGTTCATGCATCAGCTCATGTTCCTAATATGTTATTAAAAGAATCACAATGGTTTAAACCTAATTTAGGTGATGTTAAATATTTACTTAATGATACAAGTAAAAACTATAAAGATTGGTTAACTAAAGCTAAACGTCAAGGAAAAATTTCTAGAGAAAATTTTAGTTTTGAAAAAATGAAAGAACAATTAAAAACTCATTTAGAAATATCATTACCAATACTTCCTAAAAAAATGCAATTAAAATTACCAGGAATGGATAAAATTAAAATGCCTAAAAAAAGTAAAATTAAACATTTAAAAAGTATAAAATGATAACAGATAATTTAGAAACGTGTAGTAGATGTAGTGGTGATGCCTGTTATGTACAGGAAGTAAATGGAATAAAATTATACCAATGTTATGGTTGTGGTTTTATGACATCAGATGTAATGAAAAGAGGAGAAAAATTTCTTGAAGAACAAATGGAAATACTTCCAGAACTTTATAAAGTCTTATTAGGTGAAGATGATAAAGGTCGTGTTTGGATGCCTCAAACAGTAAATTTACCTCAACAAGGGATGGTATTTGCTACTGTAGCTAAAGAATTTGGGGATCCTGATTCACCAGCAGCTGTTGATAATTATGAATGGGCTGCAGTAAAGGCAATTAAAATAAAAGATAAAGATAAAGAAAAATATCCTATACCTAATAAGGAAGGAGAGTATTATGAATTTAGGATGGATATGACAACAGAAAAAAGATTTTCACATAAAGATTTTGTTGAAGCGTTAGACTATATAAATGTATTTCAAAATGATTAGAGGAATTAAAGAAACAATAAGAAAACTAATTTTACCTAAAAAGAAAGGTAAATTAAAAGCTATAGTAACAGGGGGTAATGGTTTTATAGGATCCCATATAGTAGATGAATTAGTAAATAATAAAAAATTTGATGAAATAAGAATAATTGATAATCAATCATCAGATGCTCATGAACATTTTTATTTTTCAAAAAGTGAAAAAGTAAGAAATTTTGTTTGGGATATTGCTGATTTTGATTTAATTAGACCTTTATTTAATGATGTAGATGTTGTATTTCATTTAGCAGCAGAGTCTAGAATTCAACCAGCAATCCAAAATCCAGCTTTAGCAGCAAAAACAAATGTAACAGGTACTTGTAATGTTTTACAAGCAGCAAGAGAAGCAGGTTGTGATAGAGTAATTTATTCATCAACATCATCAGCTTATGGTTTAGCCAATACTCCTCCATTAAAAGAAGACATGCCTAATGATTGTCTTAATCCTTACTCAGTTACTAAAGTAGCTGGAGAAGAATTATGTAAAATGTATACTAGCTTATTTGGATTAAAAACTATAACATTTAGGTATTTTAATGTTTATGGAGATAGACAGTGTACTAAAGGACAATATGCCCCAGTAATAGGTTTATTTTTAAAACAGAAAGAAGCAGGTGAAAAAATGACAGTAGTAGGTGATGGTTTACAAACTAGAGATTACACTAATGTAAAAGATGTTGTAAAGGTTAATATGCAAGCTATGATTACTAAAAAAGGGTTTGGTGAAATTTATAATGTAGGAACAGGAAAAGAACATAGCATATTAGATTTAGTAAATATAATAGGGGGAAAACATAAACATATACCTGAAAGAATTGGTGAAAGTAGAAATACTAAAGCTGATATTTCTAAAACAATGAAAATATTAAATTGGAAGCCTATTATTAAATTAGAAGACTACTTAAGTTAGGTATATCAATATATTTTTCGTATATTTAATTAAACAAATTAAAATATGAAATTAAGCTACGCTATTACTGTCTGTAACGAATTTACAGAAATTCAAAGATTAATTCCTTATCTTTTAAAGAATATAAGATTTGAAGATGAAATTGTAGTTCTATATGATTCAAAGAACGGTAATCCCAAAATAGAAGAATTTTTAAGAGCAAAGTCTGTAAATGGTGAATTTAGTTGGCATAAAGGTGAATTTAAAGGTCATTTTGCTGATTGGAAGAACTATTTAACAACTTTATGTAGTGGTGATTGGATTTTTCAAATAGATGCTGATGAAATGCCTCATGAAAATTTAATAGAATTTCTCCCAGAAATAATCATAAGTAATATTGAAAATGAAGTAATTAGAGTTCCTCGAGTTAATACTGTATATGGTTTAACTGAAGAATATATTAGAAAATGGGGTTGGAATATTAATGATAGTGGGTGGGTGAATTGGCCTGATTTTCAATGGAGAATTTATAAAAATCACCCTAAAATTAAATGGGAAAATAAAGTACATGAAGTACTTACTGGTTTTAAACATTATTCTGACCTTCATGAAGATGAAGTATGGAGTTTATATCATCCTAAAGATATAGAAAAACAAGTTAAACAAAATAATTATTATAGCACTTTTTAAAATGAAAGATCAACAAACAAATGGTAACCCACATACCAATGAAACTCGAAATGATTTAAATAATAAAATCAGTAAATACAAAATGCTAGGTAATAGCAAAAAAGTACAATGGTCTGATAAAAGAAGATTTAGAAATATATAATATGAGAAAATACCTACCAACATTGTCTGAATTAGTAGATAGACTATCTATAGTTCAGTTAAAAGAAGTATTCATTACAGAGCATAAAAAAGAATATGCAAAAGAAATAAATGAAATAACTCATGACATTGAAGAAATACTTAAAGATGGTAAAATTAGGTTAACAGGGGAAGATGTTAGGGCAATTATAGTTTTATCTCAGATGAATCTTCATATCTGGCATAATGAAACTAAATATAGAGCTGGGACAGGTGATGGTAATTTAGGATTAACTCATGGTTTGAATGGTATTAGAAACACAGCAAAAAATAAAATTCAAGAACATAGTGATGGGAGAAAAGATTATAAAATTGATTGTATAGCTGCTGAATTTAAAGACTGGGAAATATCATGGTAAGTATAATAATTCACATATTACCCCAAGAAATTGATCAATTAGAACAAACTTTAATTGCACTAAAAAAATGTAGTGTTTATACTAGTAAAAAATACTTAGTAGAAGTTGTATTAAATAATAATCTTACAAGATGGGAGAAAAGTACTTTCCCACAGCATTTTTTTATAAATAAATTATTTGAATTAGAAAAATTAACTAAAAGTTGGGCTAAAACTAATTTTTGGGTAAGTGATAAAGGTGAATCTATGGGTTGTACAGATCCTCGTAGAAAGTGCATTCAATATGATACTGAAGCAACAATATGGTTAGATGTAGATATAGTATTTAGTGATACAATTTTAGGACACTTAGAATCAGCTATTAATAGTATAGAAAAAGATTATTATGTAATAACTCCAGAAACAACAAGATTATGGGATAATACATGGGATGTTATTACTAATCAGGAAGCTCTAAAAGAAGAAGCTAATCATCAGAATTATTTTAATAGAGATCCTTATACTACAACTGGTTTAAAAGGAGAAGTAAATTTAAAACCCATTAATCAATTTAAATGGGCTGGAGGATGGTTTACTTGTATTTCTTCTAAATTAGTAGAAAAAGTAAAAATACCAGATGCAATGGGTCCTTATTATCAGGATGATACATTCTTAATGGTATGTTTTAGCCATTTAACAAGACTTGGATTATTAGATATAAATCAGTATGTTATGATAAATGAAGTTATAATAGAAAATAATTTATATAGATTTAACCCATATAGTGAATATTTACATAACATAGATAAAAGGGAAGAATATAAAAAAATAGCAAACGATAATTTTGAATCGTGTGTAAAAAATACCATAAAAAAGTTTACAAAAATATGAAAATAATTTCACATTTTATACCACAAGAAAGATATGAAAGAAGATTAGGTAACATTGAAAGATTTAAAAATTTACCTATAACTATTTTTAATGATAAAATAGCAACACCTGAGGAATTAGCAATAAATCCTATTAATATTCTTTTAATTAATGAGCCCAATGAATTTTTTGGATTCCATACATATGCCCAACAATATGGACATTTATACTCAGCTATATTAAGTTGGAATTCAGATATTAATTTACCCAATTCTGAGATATTTCCTCATGGTGAAAGAAATATTGATTTAGAATATTGTAAATCATTTAAAAATAAAGAAAAAGTATTTGAAGTTAACTTTTTAAGAGGTGTTTTAAATAAAATTGAAGGTCATCATTTAAGACATAAAATATTTGATAAGGAATCAGAAATAAAAATACCACATAAATGGTACCCACATTTAAGTGATTTTAACCATGAAAAGAATAATAGACCAGATGGGGCTGATACAAAAGAAGGAAATCCAATTGAAGGTGAAGGTAAAAAAGAATTATGGAATAGAAATGCTATGTTTCATGTAGGAGTAGAAAATTCAAAACATAATAATTATTTTACAGATAAAATTATAGATTGTTTTTGTACTAAAACGGTTCCAATTTATTGGGGTGCTCCTTACATAGGTGATTTTTATGACGACAGAGGTATTATACATTTTGAAGATGAAAATGAATTAGTAAATATTATTAATAATTTAAAACCTCAGGATTATCATGATATGAAACCTTATATTGAAGTTAATTATAAAAGAGCATTAGAAAATAGTGATTTCTTTAAACGAATTGAAGAATGGATTGATAAATTAGTAGAAATAAATAACTTATAATGAATATACTAGTAATAGGAGATAGTTGCATAGATGAATACATTTATTGTAGTACAGATAGATTTTGCCCTGATGCTCCAGTACCAATTTTAAAACCAGAATCATATGTTTCAACTGAAGGTATGGCTGGTAATGTAACTGATAATTTAATATCATTAGGAGCTGAAGTTAATTTAATTACAAATGCTAATCGAATTAAAAAAACAAGATTTGTTGATGAAAGAACAAATCATATGTTTGTTAGAATTGATGAAGGGGAAAATGATATATTTCCGATTGAAAAAAGAACATTAGAAAATATTAAGTGGGACAGTTATGATGCTGTTGTTATAAGTGATTATTGTAAAGGATTTATTACAGAAGATGATATTGCTTATATTTCTCAAAAACATACTAATACATTTTTAGATACTAAAAAATCTATTGGTACTTGGGCTTCTGATATAAATTTTATTAAAATAAATGAAGTTGAATTAGATCATAGTATAGGATTTTTACATGATAATGAGAAATATTTTTCACAAAAAGTAATTACAACATTAGGTAGTAGAGGTGCTCAATATGAAGGACAAATTTACCCTGTAGATAAAGTAGATGTTAGAGATACTAGCGGAGCTGGTGATACATTTTTAGCAGGTTTAGTATACGCATATATAAAATGTAATATAAATAATTCTGATACACGTATGTCGGAATCAATTAAATTCGCTAATAAATGCTCAACCCAAATAGTACAGAAAAAAGGCACAGCAAAAATTAATTTAAAAGAATTAAACAATGAAGTATAAGTTTAGTAAAAAATTAAAAGACGTAGCAATTATTCAACCAGATATACATCATGATTATAGAGGTGAGTATGTTGAAACTTGGAATAGTGAAAACTATGCAGTATTTAATCATTTAGTTAATAATAGTAAACAAATATTCTTTAAACAAGATGATATTAGCACATCCGTAA